CATCTTCCGCAAATGACTACTGCCCGCGCATCATGCGGGCATGGTCAAATCTCCGCAACCTCCTGCAATCCTTGATCGACACGGGCGAGCCATCGCACGGACGTCTGGTAAGTCACGTCAGGGGCTCGGTGAATTGTTTGCCTCGCAGTTCAGCGAGTTGCAGAACCGCCGCAAAATCGCAGCCACTTACGACGCTGCTGGATCATCCGACGATTTCAAAAACTACTGGGCTCCAGCCGACGCACTTGATGCCGATTCGGCCAACTCATTCGCAGTCCGAAACACGCTCGTAAAGCGGTCTCGATATGACGTCGCGAACAACGGCTATTCAGATGGCATCGCCCAAACTTACGCCACAGACCTGATTGGAATCGGGCCGACGCTGAGAATGCAGACCGGTAGCGATGGCTTCAACAGGATGGTCGAACTGGCTTGGTTCAACTGGTGCAAAGAGATTCAGTTTCGCCGCAAATTGTGGTGTTTGGCCCATGCGAAACATCAGGACGGTGAAGGGCTTGGCGTTATTCGCCGCAACGGCAAGCTAAAGCATCGGGTGAAGCTGGACTGGGTATTGCACGAAACCGAGCAATGTCAATCGCCATGGCTTCCTTATGGTGAGGCTGGTCGAATTGACGGCATGCAGTTCGATGAGTTCGGAAATCCAGAGTGGTATGAATTTGTAACGTACCATCCCGGATCGAACCTGACTGGGCTAAATGCTTTCGGCAAGTCCGAAAAGATTCCCGCCAAATTTGTGTCGCATTGGTTCAAGATGCGACGCCCCGGCCAGCATCGCGGAATCCCTGCTTGCACGTCGACTTTGAATCTAGGAGCTGCATCGCGGCGATATCGGGAAGCCACAGTTCAGGCGGCGGAGAACATCGCAAACGTGACGCTGCTTTTGGCGACGGCATTTCCTCCTGACGAAATGGACACCGTTTCGCCAATGTCAACGCTCGACATCGCCAAAGGCATGATGATCGGGATGCCACAGGGCTATGACATGCGGCAGCCAAAAGCCGAACAGCCGACGTCGACGCACAAAGAGTTCGTTGGGTCATTGGTAAGCGAACAGGCTCGACCGATCTCGATGCCATTGAACAAAGCGAAGTGCGATTCATCGTCTTACAACTACGCCTCTGGTCGACTCGATCACCAGACGTATTACGGTCATCTGGATGTTGATCGGGAAGACTGCAACGATTGCGTTCTGGATCCGATTTTTGCGGTTTGGTTCGATCAGGCGGTGATGACGTACGGTTGGCTCGGTGGTAATCCGGATGCACTCAGCGAAGGCGTTAGAGCACACATTTGGGACTGGCCTAAACATCAAGTCGCGGACATCGGCACCGAAGCAGACGCAGCAGACAAGAAACTGAAGAACGGCAGTTCGTCTATCGCAGCAGAACACATCGCGAGCGGACTCGACCCAGAGGATGAGCTTCAGAAAGAAGCCGATTTCTACAGCATCAGCATCGACCAGATGAAGATGATCAAACTGATTCAAAACATGCCTCAACACGTGATTCCGTACGTTGCGACCATGTTCAAACTAGAACCAAACGTGAAGCCAGATCCGTCTGAGCAACCGCCAGCACAACAGCCACAGGAGACGCCATCCAATGGCTAACCACGCAATCATCGGTATTGAATCGACTGTTGAGATCCAGGCGGCCGACGCTGACAAGCCAAAGGGCCCGCGGTCGTTCACGTCAACGATTTACACAGGCGGGCCTGTGCAGGTTGCGGGTTGGGATTTGCCTGTTGTCATCGATTTGGCAGGGCTTAAGACGAGCAAGGTTCTCGTTGCAAATCTCGACCACAAGCAGAACCAGCGAGTCGGAAATTTTGACATCACGAATGACGGTAAAGAATTGAACGCTGCAGGCAAAGCCAGCGCGGCGACTCCATATCGCGACGAAGTCATTAACTCTGCCGACGAGGGCTATCAATGGCAAACGTCGGTGGAAGTGAAACCACATCGCGTGGAAGAACTGGCCAAAGGTAAGACCGCAATGGTCAACGGCCAAAAAGTTGAAGGCCCTGCGTACATCACGCGCACGGGAACTCTGAAAGGTTTCGCGTTCGTTTCGCATGGTGCGGACGACAACACAACCGCCACGATTGCGGCGTCTGCCGCTTCATCCGCAGGCAAAGGGAAGAAAATGAAAACCGAAGTAAAAGCATGGGCTGAAGCGATGGGCATTGACATCGAAGCCGCATCACCAGAGCAACTGGAAGTCATCGAAGCTAACTACAATGGCAAGGCCAAAATTGCCAAGACGATCAAGGCATCCGATCCGTTCGAAGCTCGCAAGCTCGAAGCACAGCGACGCCAGGAAATGCGAGAATTCGCAGATCGTCAGATTGAGCTGCGATGCTCAGACGTCGACGAAATCGAAGAAGTCGAGAAAATGTACAACCACGCGGTTGAAGCGGGCATGAGCGCTCAGGAATTTCGACTGAAAATGTACGAAGCCTCAACACCAGCTCCTCAGCGGATCACTGGTCGTCAGACTCGCGACGCTCGAATCAGCAACCGTGTGATTGAGGCCGCTATCTGCCAGGCTGGACGACTCGAAGGCCACGAAAAGGCTTTCGACGATCAGACTCTTCAGGCTGCTCACGATCAGTTCAAGGGCAATATTGGCCTGAAGCAACTCCTGTTGCTGGCTGCTGAGCAGAACGGCTACCGTGCGAACTACGCCACGGAAGTGAACATGAGCGTTCAGCGGGCTGCGTTCAACATGCAGGGCAATCGCATGATCAATGCGACTGGCTTCAGCACGCTGGATATCAGCACGGTCCTGTCGAATGTCGCCAATAAGTTCCTCATGGAAGGCTGGAACGCTGTCGACATGACGCCGATGGCAATCGCGCCGGTCAAGAATGTGCGAGACTACAAGCAGATTACCACTGTTTCGCTCACCGGCGACTTGCAGTATCTGCCACTTGGCCCCGATGGACAGATCAAACACGGAACACTCGGAAACGAGACATACAACAATCAGGCGGACATCTACGCCAGAATGTTGGCGGTTACCGAAAAGGACATCGTCAATGATGACCTTGGGGCGTTGACTGTTGTTCCTCGCCGACTCGGTCGCGGTGCTGCGTTGAAGCTCAACGATTTGTTCTGGACAGTGTTCCTGAACAACTCTGCGTTCTTTACGTCCGGCCGCAACAACGTCAATACTGCCGTTGCGGATATCACGCTCGGTGGGCTCGATGCCACTGAGACGATCTTCAATGACCAGACTGACCCGGACGGCAAGCCGCTTGGCTTGATGGCCAAAATTCTTCTTGTGCCAACACCACTGAAGAACAAGGCACTGGCGTTGACCGATCCACTCAGCCGAGTGCAGAGCGGATCAACTACAGGCCAGTCAGACGTGAATGTCTTTGCCGGTCGATTCCGTGTTGAGTCGTCTCCATACATGAGCAATTCGGCGTACACCGGTTACTCAGCGGCTGCGTGGTACATGCTCGCAGATCCACGAGACATGCCTGTGATCGAGATCGCAGCGCTGAATGGTCGCGTTGAGCCGATCGTTGAAACGGCCGACGCGGACTTCAACGTGCTGGGAATCCAGATGCGTGGCAAGTCATCTGTGGGCGTTGCTCTGCAGGAATACCGCGGCGGTGTTCGAGCGGACGGCGGCGCGAGCTAATAGCCACGGTGTGGCAGCATAGCGACGGGGTCGAGTGCGGCCCCGTCCTTTCTCTCAAATCATTTTACGCGAGTCTCATATGAAAATCACAATGTTGCGAAGCCCGGCAAAATCGCTGGGCTGCAAATTGACGGAAGGCCAAACCGGCGACGTCGATGCCGAGACCGGCAAACGGATGGTCGACCTTGGAATCGCTGAACCAGCGGCAGACGCGAAGCCAGAGCCAAAAGCAGAAACGAAAACACCAGCAAAGTCAGACGACAAGAAGTAAGCATGACTCAATCACCACCACGAGTATTTCTTGGAATGCCAGGTTATGGCCGCCAAACTGCTGAAGCAGGGCGCGGGCTGTGGCGAGCGCGTCAGGATATGTCCAACGTGATGGTGGAGTATCGCAGCGGCAGTTTACTGGCAGCGAATTTCAACGCTCTCTGGTGCTCTGCCCTGAATGCCTGCCATCGTGGTGACAACATCCAATATTTTGCGATGCTCCACGACGATATCGGGCCTGCTGAATTCTGGCTCGACACTCTGATTGAAGAGATTGAAGCCCGGGGGCTTGATGTGCTCGGCGTTGCGGTCCCGATTAAGGACGGCAACGGCGTGACATCACTTGCCATTGACGGCGTCGACACTTGGAAGCCGAGATGTCGGATTTCAATGACGGAGCTGCTGAGTCTTCCAGAGACCTTTACCAGCGCGGACGTCGGCGGTTCACTGCTGCTGAACACAGGTTGCTGGGTGTGCAAATTTGACCCGCAATGGGCTCGCAAAGTTTCATTCACAATCAACGATCGAATAGTCTGGAATAAAGGGCTTGACCGCTACGAAGTGCAGGTTGAGCCGGAGGACTGGTACTTCTCGCGACTCTGTCATGAGATGGGCCTGAAGATTGGAGCCACTCGAAAAGTTCGCGTGGATCATCGCGGCGAATTTGATTTCGCCAACGACGTCAGCTGGGGTAGTCCGTTTGATCGCGACTACCTCAAAACATCAACCATCCCCGCTCCTGTTGAAGCAAAGGTATAAAAATGGCAAATGCAACGTTTCGCCACGGCGAGCCACTCATGATTGACTACACGCCATCGGCTGGCGATGTGGAAGCCGGGGACATTGTTGTTCTCGGAACAATCGGCACGAACACTGGCGGCACAGGCGCTCTCGCCTGCGTCGCTCATCGTCCGATCGCAAACAATGCACTCGGCGCGCTGGCGTGCGGTGGCGGTGTCTATGACATCATCAGCCTTCAGAATTCCGTGCTCGGCACGAAGGTCTGGTGGGATGATGCAACGCCAACAAAGGTCACCACAACCAGCACGAACAACGCACTGTTCGGAATCGTTGTGGGAGACGCGGGCGGCGGTGCAAACACGGTTTGCAAAGTGCTGCACACGCCAACGTTGCAGGGTACTGTTTCAACAGCCGCAACATAATCTGCTGACAGTCGTTTTTGCCTATTCATTCCGGAGCCACAGACATGACAGAGCCAACAACCGTAGAGGATGCTGTCGAGCTTGTGGCTCTCGGAATGGTCAGTGAGACGGCGGAGGGAAACCGGTCACAAAAGAACATACCGATCAAAGACCTGATCGAAGCGGATGGTTATTTGATTGGTAAACGGGCGGCGTCGAAGCCACACATGGGGCTCAGGTTCACAAAACTGATTCCACCCGGGGGCGGCTGATGCCATCGCTATTTGAACAGAGGTTTCAGGCTCGAGCGGTGCCGATGTTGAATCGAACGTTTGGCGTTCCAATCACCTTCATTCGTGGGATCTATTCGTCGGCAGAGATTACAGCACGACGGAACGACATTGAACACAAGACCATCGACGGAAATGGAATTCCGATCAGCATCACGATGCGAGACTTCGTTCTGCCGGTTACCTCAGTGGTGATTGACGGCGACACAGTTGAGCCCAGAACAGGCGACAGAATTTTGGAAGGCACTGAGGTCTTCGAGATTCAGCCGCCAGATGAAAACAAAAATTCGGTCGAACTTCAGGCCGGCGGATACGAGTGGATCTGTCACACGAAGAGAGTTGAATGAGTGCGGTCCCAATACTTCTGGCAGACGCTTTAACCACGGTGATCAACACCGCGCAGGCGGCTAATCAACTGGGGACTCTCTCATTCACGGCTGTTCGGTCTTATCCGGATTGGGATGACGATTTCAAAGATCTGAAGGCACTGGAAGTTGATGTTGTTCCGGTCACGAGTGCGGGCGATTTGGTCGAGTTGGATACTGAGCGAACAATCAATTCGGATCCTGCGGTTGACATTTGCGTTCGGAAACGATTTGAGCCCGGCGACAAAGAGACATCAGGAGCAAAAGCGGGCCGACTGAAGAAAACGTCAGTTGATCCGCTGGTGAGATTGGTGGAACAGATTCACGAGCTGCTCTCAGAGGACAGGTTGTTTACGGCGGTTGCACTTTCGGGCGGCTGTCACGCGAACTGGATCGAAGCGACCGTGAGAACCTACTGCGATTACGCTCGGCTGAGACAGGGTGTTTTCTTGGGCGTAGTTCGAATTCGTTACAACGTTTCGAAAGCAAATTAATGTTCGGGTTCACCTTCAAATCAGAGGTCGACACGAAGCCAGTTGAAAAGGCGGCAGATCGTGGCATTTACACGAGTATCCGCCACGCTGCTCTTTCGATCAGAAAGTACATCCGCGAGTCGATCAAGAAATCTCCGGACGCTTCGGAGCCCGGGGAACCGGTTTCGACGAGAGGCAAACGAGGCAACGTCAAAAACTCAATCTTTGCTGCCATTGAAAAGGACAACGCGATCATCGGACCTCGGTATTCGTTCGTCGGGGACGCGATGGAAGCACATGAGTTTGGCGGACGGCGAAAAGAGAACACGTATGAGGCACGGCCAACATCTGGCCCGGGGCTTCTGGCTAATACTGATCGTTTTGCGGAGTCATTCCGCGGTTCCATAGGTGAATAGAAACAGGAGTTCGGATCATGGCGAAGACGATGGGTTATCAGGGCGGCCTGTTTTATGGCTCCAAGGGCGGAACTGCTGCAACTCGGATCAATGCTCGCGTTGACGTGAGCTACGAAATTGGTGTTGAGACTGGCTCAACCACATCGGCCGGACTTGGAACAGACGTGCCAATCAACACTGGTGAGGCTACAGCGCTGACGCCAAAAATCAGCTTTAACATGATCGTTGCGGACGATGACTCAGCAATCGTCGCTCTGATGGCTGCCGCTGCAACTGGTGACCCGATCGCACTGCGATACATTCGATCGACTGGCAAACTCGGTTTTGACTGTGATTGCGTCATCAGCGTTACTCAGGGTTCTCCGCTAAAAGGCGAAGCAACGATGGACGTCAGCGTCGAGCAGGTTTCTGCAAGTCTTCGCACTCCAGTGTTGAACGCCTAATTCTTTTCCTGATTCATTCACACTCTTCGGAGAGCCAATATGGCCCGGGTAACATTAACGCAGTCAGTATCGAGCGGAGAAATCTCGATTCAACCGCTCGCAGTTGTACGAGAAAACAGCGGTTCAATAGGGCTGCAAGACACGCTCAACACTGCGAAGGCCGGAACGCTGTCGACGCGAACCGACAACAACACCGGCACGCTGACGTTGGGATCTGGTCACGGTATCACCGACGGCCAAATCATCGACGTTTACTGGAGTGGCGGAGTTCAGCGGACAGTAACTGTTGGCACCGTCTCAGGAACATCGGTTCCGATTGACGGCGGGATTGGCGACAACCTTCCGACCGCAACGACAGCGATCACTGCGTGCGTTCAGAAGGCAATTAACCTGGCGATCGATGGCGACAACACAAAGATTCTCGCTGTGATTTTGGAAACCGTAGACAAGAGCCTGCGAACGGCCGCCAACGTTCAGTTCTTGGATGCCGCCGCAGACGTTATCGCGGAAATCGATCTTGTGGCAAACGTCTCACAGGTATGGGACATCGAAGGCGGATCATCAAACCCGTTCACGGGCGATCCGATCACGAATTTGAAGGCCAGCCAGGCCAATTCAACAAGCACGGAAACCTACACGCTCAAGATCGTGGGCGTTCAGGACGCATCACCATAATCGGAGCGTGAGCCATGCGGCTTAACGATGATGATAAACGAGTGTTGGCAGCAATCTTCCACGGCGCTGACGCTGCCTCTGTCGGAGTTTCCGACAAGCAAGTCATTGCGGCATATAAGACGCTGCGAACACTCGGGTTCATTGACCTCGGTGGAACATTAAC